GATAAATATTATAAATACCTAATGAGATATTATAATATGAAATTCTTACTTGTTATAGCAACAGCGATCGCAATTTCAGGTTGCTCAATATTTGGAGCACGTTTCGACAGTAATGAATATGCTTCATTTGTTCACCTTCACACAGAAGCAGCAGTCGCAATAGATAATTGCAACAATCCTGACGCACTTCGTGCAAACATTGATAGTATGGTCGAAGAAATAACTTTTCTTTACACATACACAAAACATTTACCAAACAACAGCAACACTTTTAATATTGCAACAATCTTGCGTGCAAACATCAATGAGTTGGATCAGGCATATACAGATGGAACAAAATCTGAAACATATTGCCACTTTAAACTAAAATTGATGACACAACATCTTGATCGTGCATTAGAAGCAGTTGCAGTTAAAGGACGTTAATTATGAAAGATTTCTCAGAGTTTTTAAAACATGATGATGAAGTGGTTCGTAGAGTAGCAGGAGTTCTTAGAGAGCTATCTGAATCTCTTGATCTTAAATCTATTTCACAAGAAGAATATGATGAACTCGTAGGAGACTTACTCGATATGAATAAAATCGATAATTTTGCTACATCAATCGAACACAAAGCAAAACTCGAAAAAGCATTCAACGCACTATCAGCAATCGTTGGTAGTGTAGTATAATAATATGAAAGACGTAAACCCAGGTTTATAAAACCAACAGGATAAAATATGAGCAGGCATCACGGCAGCATTGCCAATGAAATAAATCATACGATTCACGCAGTAATAAATATGTCCCCAGATGAAGTAGAGAGACTCTACGGAATCGAAATCTCAGAAGACAAAGTCTTCGACCCAACGTATAATATGTCGTTTAATGATTTAAGCGAATGGGCAACGTTTTGTGTGACACACGATCATACTGATCAGTACGAACATATCTCACAGAATGATGATGAATACTATTAAAGAATTAGTTTAAAGACCAAGTTTCTTTAATCTAGCGATTGTTTTTGCAGCGCTTGTGTGTAGTATTCCAATACCACCAGCAGCTTTCCACGGATTGATTGACTTCGGTTGATCATCAATTAATATTTTATTCTCACCACCAAACTTCGGACCTTTTTCAGATCCATGAAGGGTTGAATTAACCTTAACACCAGATCCAATATATTTCTTAATCCATCTCTTCTTTTGAGTACGTGCATGATCCGGTTTTGAATTACCAACAGCAGTCAAAATTTCAGGATCATATTTTTTAACAAAATTCCACAATTGTTTCATATCGTCCATTGGTTCAAGATGGAACCAAAAGTTTTCATCTTGAAGAACTTCTTTCCAAAAACGTTTACGATATTCTTTGTCTTTGCTATATCGAGTTTCGCTGTGTGGATGACCAAGCTTCTTCTCAATCCCTTTCAAGAAGTTAACAAGAACTCCATCCATATCAACATAAATTTTGTACTTCGATGTTTCGGTGTCTGCAACTTCTTCTAGTCTCATTTTAATACCTGTGGAGTAATCGTGATAGGGATAGGATCGATTTTCTCGTACCCTTTGCTTATTAATTTATTTGAGTGAACTGGTTTGAATCCTTCGCTGCGATTTAATGACCAAGTTATGTGATATTTACTTCCACCAGGACGATCAGTCTTTCCATTAACAGCAACAACAAGTGCTTCAAGTCCATCATCGTTGTTAGCATACCCAACAACTTCAACCTTCTTTGGTTGAGATGGTTTCGGGGTTCCTTTTGGAACCCCGAAATTTACTGTGATATGATGTCCAATAAACTCATCGTGCTTTGGTGGGAACTTTTTCGCAAGTTCACGTCTTGACTTTTTGTCAAGGACATATGCTGTGTACATTTCAAAAAGTGCCTCTAATTTCATATGTGTATTTACAATGACATTCCTGCCATATTAACTTTTATTTTCAACGAGTCAAAACTCAACTCATCACCATCAACAACGATTACTGGTACTGTGCGAACTGGTCGTCCAACATTTTCTTCAAGTTGTTCGATTGATACATCTTCACCAATAATTTTCTGCTCAAATGGTGTTCCTTTCTGCTGCAAGAATGTCTCGACATTTATGCAATGTGGGCATGTGTGTGTTCCATAAACTGTTATATCCATTAATTTAACTCCTATAATTCCAAATCTTTTAACGACGCCGCATCGACGTCTTGTTTAATATCTGATACGAGATAAGATGATATCTCAGCCTCTTGTGGTGCAACTTGTACATCCTTTCCACTAATCCAATTCTTTGTCCATGGCATAGGATCAGATGTTGGGTAATCAAAATCAATATCAATACCTGCAACTCTCATTCTCTTTACTCCAATGAAGTCAACATACTCACAAAGAATTTGTTCATTCAATCCAATCATAGATCCATCTTTGAACAAGTACTTAGCCCACTGCTTTTCTTGTTCGATTGCTGACAAGAACATTTGTTTTACTTCGTCTTTTGTCTCTTCGGCAATTTCAGCAAATATTGGATCGTCTTTTGGTAGTGTACGAATCATGTACTGTGTTGAACCAAGATGGAGATTTTCGTCTCTACATATCAGTTTAATTATTTTTGCATTTCCTTCCATTTTCTTTTGTTCCGCAAAATTCCAACTACATGCGAAACTGACATAAAAACGAATTCCTTCAAGAATGTTGATGCTGTTGATACAAAGCCACAAAGCCTTTTTGTGTTGATATGTATTCCATCCTGAAAATTCTTCTACCTCTTTTGTTTTATACAATTGATGCATTTGGTAATAAGAATTCCATTTATGTAACTCATCGTAGTACTTTGAAATGTCATCAGCACAGTCAATAATTTCTTTGATCGTTTCTATTTTGTCAAATATTTCTGATGGGTTTGGGTATATATTTCTTATGATATGTGTATACGAACGACTGTGAACAGTCTCATTTGCTCCCCACGTTTCAATCCAGCATTCGACTTCTGGAAGTGAAGCGATAGGCAACAGCATTAAATTAGGACCACGACCCTGAACACTATCCAAAAGAATCTGACGGAACAGATTACTCGTGAAGATGTGTTTTTCGTGGTATGTTAAATCACGAAAATCTAATTTATCTTTTGATAACTCAACTTCTTCGGGCCTCCAAAAGAAGGACAATTGTTTTTCAGTAAAATTTTCAAACGTAGGATATTTGACTTCTTCGTATCTTGCCAGTTCAGGTCCACCTGACGGGTCAAGAAACATTTTTGCTTTCAAATGGTGTGTTGCTTCTTTGTTAAATATTTTGCTCATGTTATCTCCTTACAATACGCAAGATTCGCATTCGGCTTCATCTTGAAATTCTACTTCACCAGCACCGTCATATGTGTTTTGATAATATAGAGTTTTAATACCTAATTTATAAGCATAGACCAAATCTTTCATTAATTCTGACATTGGGACTTGCTTCTCCTCATAATTTTCAGGATTGTAGTGAGTGTTTGTTGAAATCGATTGATCCATATACTTCTGGAAGATTGCTGCAATTTCCAAGTACCCTCTCGTATGAGGCATATCCCACAGATATTCATATTTGTTTTTAAGATGCCATATTTCTGGAACAACTTGTGACAACGAACCACTCTTCGATCCTTTTACTGTAACAGGGCTTCGTGGTGGTTCAAATCCGTTAGTTGCATTGATAACTTGTGAGCTTGACTCAACAGGCATTCCAGCCATTACAGTTGAGTTTCTCATTCCGTGCTTTTTGATGTTGGCACGAAGACCATTCCAGTCCATACGATGTCTAATAGAAACAATATCATCGACTGCTTTTTTGTACGTATCGATTGGAAGGATTCCTTGTGAATATTTTGTTTCGCTATACCAACCACACGGACCTTTTTCTTTTGCTAATTTATTGGATGCTTTAATCAAATAAAACGAAAACGCTTCTGCATATTCGTTAACAATTTCGTTTGCAGACCCATCCGAATACTTAACATTGTTCTTTGCAAGAAAGTATGCAAGATTACAAATTCCAACTCCAAGCGATCGTCTGTTCTTTGCTGGTATCTCTGCTGCAATCATCGGATAATCTTGATAGTCAAGCAACTCATCCAAAGCGCGAATAGCCAACTCAGCAGGCTTCTTAAATTCTTCTGGACTATTGATTGCACCAATATTAATTGATGAAAGAGTACACAAAGCAATCTCGCCATATTCATCTTGAAAGGCAGTTGCGTCTTCATGCATGACATTTGACATATAATCGCGACTGCGACTTGCTGCTGTCAATGGTGCTGTTGGCAACGTAATCTCAACACACAAGTTTGACATGTGCACTGGACTTGTCGTTTCGTTGAACGAACTATGAGTGTTTGTGTGATCGACGTTATGAATATAAATTCGTCCTGTGTTGTTCCGTTCCATTAGTACACTTGAAATAAGATCGATTGCTGGAACGGTTGTCTTACGAACACTATATGCGCTGTCTC